GCACTGCATTACCTTCAACTATACAGTCAGGATAAGCAGACATTGCTTGAGCAAACTCAGTAAGACCAGCTTCTGGTATATTTATAGGTGGTGCAGCGAGTACAACACCTAACTTTTCGAATGTAACGTGTTTTTTATTTCTACGAAATTCGAATTCTTTAGCAAGAGAAACAAAATGATGATAATGCCAATTGTAATTATCTTTACTTTCCATTGTCCATACAGTGCAAGGATGATGTTTGTGTACAGCTGCATAGTAAATATCATCGCGCATATCACCAAACGAATAATAAGTTTGAACAGTTTTACCTGAACGAGATCTTCGTTTTTCTGGTTTGCCATCAAGAAGTCTATGTGCAGTACATAGCATTTGCGCAGATTCGATAATCATCTTAGGCACATGCTTATCACACATCATCATGGCTGCTTTTTGTGGATCTTTATCCAATATAAAAATATTCATACTTTTCACCTTTTAAATAATATAATTGTATCATGTTTTTCGCAGTTTGTAAACAGTTATTTTTTTAATTGATTTGAAATTTATTCTCCAGTATTTTCATCAACTTGACTTTTTTTCTTATGAAATTTCTTTTTTTATCTATTTTTTCCATTCGATTAATCCTACCTCTTTTTTTAAATGTTAGTCCGTAGTGTTTTTCAAGTTGTTGTAGTACCATCTCTTTGCCTTTCAAAAAGGTTGCAGAGTTAGTCCTTAAGTAAATTTGGAAAGGCCTCCTCTACAACTGGTCTAGAAATTCCTGGAATTTTCTTTTTATTAATCATATTAATAACTAGTTTAGCATCTTCAGGGTGTACGCCTTCTAGTATTCCTATGAATATCTGTTCTCTTTTAAACTTAGGCATTTTATCGCCTTGTCCACCTTTTACAAAGTATTTAAATTGTGAATTTTGCCTTGTAAGATTAGTTGGATGATTATGTGCTGCAGATGCAACATATGGTGGTTCACCTTCAGGCAAATTCCATTCAATTGTTGTATCCATAGATCCTCTTATAATATCCTTTAAAGCCCATGACTCATTTTCTTTGAGAACACGAACTTTATCATTTTTACTTCTTTGTTTAGCCATTTCTTCTAAAACTTCAAAAACATATTGTTTCATTAAATAAACTCCTGTACACTTTCAATCAAATTATTACAACGCTTGGCCACTAAGTAATTAAGTACTTTACTTGTCTTAGAACCAGGATCTTGTTCATTATAAGTATTTATAATTTGTGTTTTAAGTTCAGATGGTGTTTCACTTAGATCAATTAATTTTTTATTACGACAATAATTTCTATACCAAGATGCTGCATAAAGTAATTCACCTTCATTTACATCTTCAATAAGTGCATCAACTTTTTTCTGTGTCATAGGTGTTTGTCTAAACCCTTCAACAAATACATTATCGTCAGATAATATGTTTGGTACACCATCACCTTTATCACCACGTATAATATGATTTTGTAGAAATAATCTTGGATTAGCTTCTATCATTTCTTTTTTCTTTAATGGTGAAAATTGTTTAACATTTGGAAATCTTTGTAATTGTAAAAAGTCACGATCAGAAGATACAATCATAATCTTTTCTGGATTAAATTCTACTTCTGATTTCATAGTAACTAATGTACCTATAATGTCATCAGCTTCACAGCCATCGATTCGAATAACTTTATACGGAAGATTTTCTAGTATCTCTTCTCTTACAAGATTTAATATTCTAAATGCTTCATTCCAATCAAATGAAGATTCTTCTCTACCTTTTTTACGACTAGCTTTGTACTGTGGAAAAGCTTTTCTACGCCAATTGTTTCCAGCATCTACAGCAAGAACCATTTCACCATATTCTTCTTTGTATCTTTTTCGATACATGCGTAAAGAATTTAATATCATATGGCGAATAAGTTGTTCATCATTAGTTTTATTAATAATAATACTAGCTAATGCTATTCCACTGTAGTCGACAATAATCATGAATATCTCCTATACACATAGACATCCCATAGTGTAGCATTTTTAATACCTCCTATAGGATCACCGAAGTACGTAAAACCTTTAGTAGGTTTTCTACCTTTCTTCTCAACTCTAAATTTTCTATTAGATGAATTACATGCTTTTGCAACAGATTTAACCATTTCATATTCTAGCATATCTCGAGGATCCTGAGGATCAAATCTGCCAATCCATGAAGATGATCTATTGTGTGGTCCGATGTGTATACCCATTATATGAACTCCCTTTTTAATTTTATAGTATTATTATACACTATTTTTAAAGGAATGTACACCTTTTTTTTCATCTTTTTTGTATTTTTTTCCATAATATATGTAATACAAAAAACCAGCAACCATTTATTATTGGCTCAACAAGAGCTACAACCCCAGCTTCCCATAGATTAGCACCTGTCATAAAATATACAACATTCATAGCAATAAAAATATGACCTGCAGTATAAATTAAAGCAAGTACCAAACTATCCATTTTTAAAAGTTGTCTTATAAATGGCTCTCTTGTTTTTTGTTTTATGGATTTCCATTCAGCATCTTGTCTGAGCTTCCATAGCATCCAATCATAATATCTTTCTGGTTCTTTATCATTCATTAACAAACCCTTTCACCATCGGAAATATTTTTGCTATTGCTTCAGCACAAGCTCTCGCAACTTCACTGCATTCTTTTTGAGTACCATTACCTGATCTTAATTCAATAAAATGAATCCAACTTCTTATTGTTCCATTCATATAAATCCTTGATGTGGTTAAACCTTCAGGTAATACTGCTCTTGCAACTTCTTTAGCTATTCCTTTTTTGATTGCAGCTTCATAGACTTGTTTGCACATCCATATGACTCGCTTTTGTTCTCTTTCCCAATCGAGTTGGAAAGCTTCGTCATCAACTTCGATACTACTTTGTCTATTCTTATCGTCTTGCATTCTCGCTTCTCTTGTAACAAATTGTAACTCCTTTACTGGATTTGCATATCTTTGACTAAACTCTTGAAAACTAAAACTACGATGTCTTAATATTTGTCTGGCTATATCTCTAGTAGTGTTGATTTCAATACAAGCACTAACCATTTCAAATGGAGACCAATGTTGATGCTTCATAAGATAATTTAAAAGTTTTTCATTTGTTGCTGTGTTCATCTGTCCTGATGGATTAGAAACTCTTGCACAAAAAGCAATTAAGTCTTGCACATCAAGTGGTCCATATTCGTTACTATCATAACTTTCAAATTCAGATGATTTGCTATACGAAATTAATTTTGCTATCATAACTTAAAATCCTTAAATCGTTGACCAGTTGGTGTTTTATCAAAGACTGGTGTGTCGTCGGTTAATGTTTGTTGATTTTCTTCTACATCGTATAATCGCATCTTACTACGATCAACACCAACTACAAATCTTTTATGAAGTGTTGGATCGTTATAACGGTTCTTTAATTGTTTGACCATAAACTGCCCTTGCTTTTCAAGTTCTTCGGTTGATATAAGAGCAAACATTAAATCCGCGGTAGCGGGTAATCCAAAAGATTCACTTGTATCTTCAAGCCCAACATCCGAGTTAGAATAACCAGAACGAGTCGTTTGCGTTGCAGAGAAGACCGGTACATCAAATTCGACTGCAAGGCCACGTAATTCTTCAGCAATTGCTTTAATGTAAGAGTATGAATTGATTGCACCGCCCATTCCTTTCATTCTAGAACTTGCACATATATTAAGATAATCAATGAATATAAGATCAGGTTCAAATTGTCTTTTAAGTTTTAGTTCATTAAGTAAAGCTCTGAAATGACCTGAATGCGCTGAACCAGTTGGATACTCTTTAATAATTAACTTACCAGTCGTCTTACGAGCAATATCTTTTACTTTTGTAGTAAACATATCTTTTGACATTTTATCAAGTTGATCAATAGGTACATTTAATAAATTAGCATCTATTCTTTCAGCAATTCTTTCTTCTGCCATTTCCATAGTGATATACAAAACATTGTGACCTTGAACTAATGATGATGCAGCAACATGACACATGAATAGAGACTTACCTACACCTGTACCAGCTAATGCTATATTCAATGTTTTACGAGGGACACCACCTTTTGTGATTGTATTAAAGTATTCTAAATCAAAAGGTAATCTATCTTCTTCAGTATGATAAAATTCAAAACGTTGATCAGCATTTTCAACATAGTCATGACCAACTTTTAAATCAAAGGCAACACCAAGAGCTTTACTTAAAAGATCAGGAAGAGCACCTTTAGTCAGTTCTTCGTGTTTACCATCAATGATTGATATTGATTCCATGATAGCATTGTATATTGCTCTATCTTGACACCATTTTTCTGTAGTATCAAGAAGCCACTTACCATCAACT